GTGCAGACGGGAAGATTCGAACTTCCAAAGTCACCCTAAGGGCAAGACCCGTTCCCTCCGTTCAGCTGGGGGTAGCTTACTAGGAGGAGGTTTACCAGTTACACTCACGTCTGCCAATTAATTATACTATCACTTGTAAATACTGTCAATGAATTTCTCTAATATACCTTTTGCAAAAATACAACAGTTTGGGCAACAAACTATGTTAGACCGTCCATTATTTAACATAAGTTGGATACTAGGACGTTTTTGTAATTATAAATGTAGTTATTGTTGGCCTTATGCTAGGACTGACAAACCAGATCACCAACCGCTTGAAGTATATAAATCTACTGTAGACGAGATTAAGCGTCAAGCACGAGCCAATGGGTTTAACCAGTTCCATTGGTCGTTCAGCGGTGGTGAACCAACTGCATACAAATATTTGCTAGATTTAATTAAACATTTAGACGATGGCGCCTTAACTCCTTACCAAACTGTGCATATGACTACTAATCTAAGTCCTAGCTTAACATGGTGGCGTAGTTGGCACTATGCAACTGAAATGTTGCAACGCAGGAGTATTACAGCCAGTTATCACGCTGAACATGCTAAAGAACAAGAGTTTGGTGATAAGTGTCTACAGTTAATGTATGATCTAGTTCACGTTACTATTAATCAAGTAATGGTTCCAGAACAGTTTTATGAAACACTAGAACGCTGTGAACGCTTTAGAGCAAGAGGAATTAATGTAACACTCAAACCACAAAGCAATGAAAGTGCTACTGCTATTGTAAATGGCTACACACCCGAGATGATTAGTATAATGCAAAATGATTTTGAGCAACAAGAAGGATACCAAATTAGATTAACCGACGGAGAGCAAGATTATTTTATTGATCAAGCGGAACGGTTCAATGCTTTAGGTTTTAATCAGTTTGCCGGATGGACTTGCAATAGTGGATATCAAAGTGTTATAATAAGAGGTAATGAAGTTAAACGAGCATACTCTTGTAGAGAAGACTCGTTGGGCACAATAGAAAAATTTACTTTGTTTTCATCTCCTAAATTATGTACTACAGAGAGGTGCGTTAGTAGTGCAGATAGCAAAATACCAAAATGTATAAATTTGAAGATATAAAAGATGTACACTTAGAAGTGACAACCAAGTGCCAAGCAAGGTGCCCTATGTGCCCACGGCGTATTAATGGAGGAACCTTGAATCCGTTGATGTCATTAGTTGAAATAGATTTAGATACATTTCAAAAATGGTTCAGCGAAGATTTTATCTGCCAACTTGACAGTTTGTTCATGTGTGGCAACTTAGGAGATCCCATTATTGCGCAGGATTCTTTAGAAATCATGCGTTATTTAAAAGCAGTCAATCCTAATATAAGATTAAGCATGCATACCAATGGTGGTGCTAGAAGTATTCAGTGGTGGGAAGCATTGGCTGTTACCGGTACTAGAGTCGTATTTGGTATCGATGGGTTGGCAGATACACATTCATTATACAGAATTAATACGGACTGGAACAAGATTATAGAAAACGCCCAGGCATTTATTAATGCTGGCGGATATGCAGAATGGCACATGTTGGTATTCAAACACAATGAACATCAAGTTGAAGAATGTCGTAGTATGGCTGAACGATTAAAATTTAAATCATTTCAGGTTAAGCATACAACAAGATTTACTGACGTTAAATTTCCTGTATTAGACGATACGGGTAAAACCATTTACAATTTATATCCATCTAGTAAAACAGAAGAAATGTTACCGCAAATATTAACTTATGCTAGAGATTTGCCAATGTCGCAGATTGATGCTAATTGTACAATCAACTGTAAAGCAGTTAAATGGAAACAAATCTATGTTGCGGCATCGGGGAATGTTGGACCATGCTGTTGGATGGATTTTAAAGAAAAATTACACAAACAAAATACACGTATTGACTACATGGATAAGATAGGAGTGTTTCCTAATCTACATGAACAATCGTTAGAAGACATTTTTAATTCTGGATACTTTGATATGATTGCAAATACTTGGGATAATGATCCTGTATTTGAATGTGCTAAACAATGCGGTAAGTTTGATAAATCAGGAGCTCAGTTTGAACATTGATACAGAACACCTACACTATTGGATGAACGCTATACGACAAAGTCCTAACCCTATGCGGACCTTGGACGCATTCTGGTCTGGTCAAATCAAAAGCAAAGAATGGTTAATTGAGAACTTGAAACCGTTTGTTAATGATCATGTTGATATTGAAATCTATGGCGGATGGGTTGGAACATTATCTAGTATGCTGTTTCAAAGCGATATTCCGATTAAGCAAATATTAAGTATTGATATCGATCCTAGTTGTGAACCTATTGCACACATGATGAATAAAAAAGAAGAAATGGAAGGTAGGTTTAAGGCAATTACGGAGGATATGATCACTATGTCTTCGGCCAGTGATATCGTTATCAATACTAGTTGCGAACATCTAACACAACCCCAATACGATTTGTGGTCAAGTAAAATGAAAGGATTACTGGTATTACAAGGGAATAACTATCAAATACCAGAACATGTCAGACCTTCTGAAAATTTAGAAGATTTTAAAAAGCAATGTCGCATGAAATTTGTGTTATGGGAAGGTGAATTAGAAACTCCTATGTATACTCGTTATATGATAATAGGACGCAAATAATGTTTAAATTTACAGACCTCAAAAGTGTACACATAGAAATTACCAATCGATGCCAAGCATCTTGCCCTATGTGTCCTAGAAATATACATGGCGGTATAGAAAATCCAATTCTTCCTATTAACGACTGGTCCTTAGATGATTTTATTAAAATATTTTCAAGGGATGTATTAACACAACTTAAGACAATAAATTTTTGTGGAAACTTTGGCGATCCGCTGATGAATAACGATCTTATCGATATGTGCAAATATTTGAAAGATACTTCTCCTGATATAGAAGTTTTATTAAATACTAACGGCAGTTTGCGTTCTACAGTTTGGTGGAAAGAATTATCAACAGCATTGCCTAAAAATCACAGAGTTGTGTTTGCATTAGATGGATTAGAAGATACTCACAGTATCTACAGAGTAGGCACTAGTTTTAATTTAATTTTAAAAAATGCTAAAACATTTATCGAATCGGGTGGCATTGCCGAGTGGGTGTTTATTAGATTTAAACACAATGAACATCAAGTCGAGGCCGCAGAAACATTATCTAATAAACTAGGATTTAAAAGATTTAGTGTAAAAAATAGCAGACGGCATGCTCGTCCATTTCCGGTGGTCGATCAACAAGGGAATTTTTTATATAATCTTGAGCAACCTTCGGATAGCCAAGTAAAGTTTGTAAGCAAATCAGATATCCAAGGTCATCGTAATTGGCCTGATGCTGATAAAATAAATTGTATGGCCATTAACGATAAAGAGCTGTACATTGACGCACACTACCAGTTAAGTCCATGCTGTATGATTGGTGCATTTTTATATACAAGTTATGATATTGATTTATTAAAAACATATAATTTGTTTCAAGAAGATTCTGTAATTGAAGAAGGTGCAAAAGTACAGGAACAAGTGTTAGGATTTCCAAGGCTAAATGTACTAGAATCGGGATTTCAAAATATTATAGAAACTACTGAGTGGCAAACAATGTGGCAAAACAAATGGAAGGACAAGTCCAGCTCTACTTGCATTATTATGTGCGGGCCCCACAGTCCATTTATAAGTATCGATGAACAAAAATTTAAAATAGAAGATAATGAATAAAGTATTTTGGTTACAGCCCGAGGATACACAGATAGGTGATTGGCAAAAACAAATTGCTGATTTAACTGGAAGTCCTAGTTTTTGTGTGTTGCCTTGGATACATCTAGCAACTCGCCCTAACGGCGATATGCGCATTTGTTGTGTAGCTAATGCCAGTGGTGCAGAGTCTGGAGATTATTCAGTTGGGCTAGTTAAAAAAGAAGATGGCACTCCTGCTAACTTTGGCAGGGATTTACCTACAGAAGCATTTAATAATGATTTTATGAAGTCGGTACGCAAAACAATGCTAGCAGGAGAAGTACCTGCTAGTTGTTTAAAATGTTACGAGGAAGAAGAACGTGGTATTAGCAGTAAGCGTATATGGGAAACTGGTACTTGGCATCTACATGAACAGATTGATATTAAAGAATTGATTGCCGAAACTTTAGAAGATGGCACAGTACCTTACAAATTACGATATCTAGATTTACGTTTAGGAAATACTTGCAACTTAAAATGCATCATGTGTAGCCCGCATGACAGTAGTCTATGGACTCCTGAATATAAAAAAGTATATCCGATAATTCAAAGCCCATTAATTAAAAAACAAATGGAGTGGAATTCCGAATTCCATGATAACCGCTGGCACGAGAATCCTCAGTTTTGGGAAGAAATATTTGACCAAATTCCTAATATTAAACAGCTCTATTTTGCAGGCGGAGAACCTTTATTAATTAAAGAACACAAAATATTGTTGTTAGAGATTATTAAACGTGGATATGCAAAACAAATTAGTCTACGTTATAATACCAATGGAACTTTAGTTAATGATGAAATTATCGAGATATGGAGTCAATTTAAAAAAGTTAAAGTGGGTGTTAGTTTAGATGGAATTGGGCCGCGGGGAGAATACATACGCTATCCGTTAGATTGGAAAACTGTAGAAGATAGTTTAATAAAATTAGACAATGCTCCGGACAACATTCAAACACAAATTGCGTGTGCTATACAAATTCTTAATGTTAAACATATTCCGGATTTTATTAAATGGAAAGTTCGCATGAACTTTAAAAAAGTTAACTTTGATAAAAATGCCGCCGGCCATGTTATAGGCGGAGGATTAATAGGTGTACATCTAATATGGATTCCAACCTGGTTAAGTCTGCGGGTATTGCCTAAAGAAGATAAACTCGAAGTACATCGATTATTCAAAGATTTGCAAGAATGGCTATGGAAACATTATACACAAGATAAAGAGTTTTGGGAAGTTAATCCGTATGGGTGGAAACGCTGGGAAGGTATTTTAGATTGGATGGATGCTGAAGATCAAACTAACTTGTTACCAGATTTTAAAGAATATATCACAACAATGGACAATCAACGCAAAACTAATTTTGTCAAAACATTTCCTGAGTTGTCGCATTTGATATGAAAAAAATAGTTGCAATTAAATCTACACAGCCTAAGGATCATTTAAACATAGGTTGGGCTACTAGCAATGTTTGTAACTTTAAATGTAGATACTGTTTCCCGGGATCAAACGAAGGCGATGCCGTTAATCCAGCGGACGTTGATTTAATTGTTAAAAACCTTACACATTTGATCGATCATTATAGAAACAATTTAGGGAAGAAGTTTTTTCACTTGACGGTGCTAGGCGGCGAGCCTACAGTATGGAAAGACTTTGGTACTTTCTTAGAAAAAATTAAGTTAGTAAATAATGTGTATGTGTCAATACTATCTAACGGTAGCAGAACCCTGCGTTGGTGGAGAGAATATGGCGATCTTATTGATAATTTAACATTGTCTCTACATGCTAGTCAAGCTGATATTGATCATTCTGTACAAGTAGCAGATATAATGTACAGTAAAGGTAAGAAGGTTACTGTGCAAGTATTAATGGATACTGACTGTTGGGACTTGTGTGTTAAAGCTATCGACTATATGAAAGCTAATAGTCGATATCCATGGATGATTGAAACTAAACCTGTTGTACATTCAACTGTTAATTATACTCCTGAGCAAACAAAATATTTAACTAGCAGTCTTAAAAGATATCCTACATTCCCTTGGCTGTTAAAAAATATTCGTTATTTGTTTAATGGGCATATAAGATTATACAGAAGTCGTGCCTTATATTCAGACGGATCTACTGCATTAGCTAAACCGTCAACTTATATATTATCGGGTAATATCAATTTTAACGGATGGTCGTGTGACATCGGTATAGAAAGTATACTTGTGGATCAGTGGGGAAAGATAAACGGTTCGTGTGGCCAACAGCTATTTGATGCTAATATATTAGACAAAGACTTTGCTGTAAAATTTAATCCTAACTTAGGCCCGGTTGTTTGCACCATGCCTAGCTGTATTTGTTTACCAGCAACACACGCATCAAAGTTTGATTTTGGTCAAAGGAATATCAGCCGCGCAAGTACAGAAGTTCCTATCACATTCAATAGGATCAGTAGGAATTATAAAACTTCCAGTGTAGATATTTCCTAAACTACCTCCTACACGACAAGTAGCACGATGAACATCACCATCCCAGTTGATCATTAGGCTTTCTATACCAGCACTACAACTCCATCCTTTGAATTGATTTTGATGATTCTTAATCATATCGTTGGCATGGTATATGACAGTATCTACTTTATCTAACCACACTACTGTATTTGCTCCTACTGTAGATTCCATAGCCTTAATAAAATCTAAATCCTTAGCATCATACCGCATATCATCAAACAAATCATGATCGCCTTTAGTCCAGCGTATACGACGGACAGTATTAGGAATATTCCCTAATTGACATCTAGCTCTTAGTTGTATAGCGGCAGGCATATAATCGTGATGAGCCATAATTTGTGCTATGACTTTAACAGTCTCTAGCTTGTGTATGCTTTCAACAGTATTGAATACACGTTTCCAATCATATTCTAAATGTACACTAAAAACATATTGATCGACAGGAAGTCCGGCATAAAATTCATACGGGCGAGTTCCGTTAGTTGTTACGCTAATCCAACTTATGCCAACATGCTTACAATATTTTATCAACTCGTCAAATTTAGGATGTACGCACGGCTCACCGCCTGTAAAACTTAAACGCACAGGTTTGCCTAGTAACATTAATTGATCAACGCAAGCCTTTAAAATTTCTATATCGGTATGTGCGCTAGTATTGTCATGTATTTCACTAGGGCAATAGCTACAGTCATAGTTACAACGCTTGCCAAGATTCCATTCAATCTTGATTGTATTCTGATGAGGATATCTACTGGTTACTTTAATCATAATCTAACAGGCTGGTATCTAGTTGGCTTATCGTATTTTTCAAATATTTTAAGTTGCCATTCCCTAACAAGTTCTCTAGAACTATTACTGAGTGTGTTATTGGGCCACACCCAATCTAAAAATCCTAATGCTTCTGCAGGAGTAGGATGCAAGTCATTATCAGGAACTGTTCTAGTTTCAATACGTCCATCATTAAACCACTTGTAAGTAGCATCTATGTTAGTAAACACATCTTGATATAATTTAATAACATCTTGGTCATCGAAAAACTCAGCGATATCACCACCTTGATAAACTTCTTGGCTTTTTTCCTTCCACAGTTGTAACAGTGGTTCTTTATCTTTAGATTGTTTAAAAGGCTCTCTTAATTCTTCGCTATTAAAAAACTCATACCAAGTAAAGTTTGCCCAATCACATTTTTTATTTTTTAATATAGTTTGAATGGCCTTCATATACGCTAGATCTCTTATCAAGAATCCCCTAGTATCCGTGCCATATTTTTTAACCCAATCTTTACCATATATATTTTCTTGCCCGGAAGACGAAGCAATTAACCATTCGTTGTTAGAATATCTATCTTCTCTTTCCTTCGGGCTCCAAAATATAATAACTAAGTCATTTTTGTTAAAGCTATATCTAGCATCAGCCTCTATAACACTATTAAAAATATAATGATTGCCTGCACCAGGACTTCCCCAGTTCTCATAATGCTCAATGTCATGCCCAATGATATCCGCCCATGTCAGCCACTTGTAGTTAGTAAAACTACAACCAAATGCAAAGAAGCGTTTGTATTTTCCAGGATCGAGATTTGTTATTTTCATAAGTAATTTTTGAATTCTGGAGTTACATCTGTAAAACTTTGCTCGCGACTAGCATCTAATCTACGATTAAATTCTATGCAATCTTGCCACTTGTCGCTTTGATCCCTAGCTTCTAAGTAATTGATATTGTCTTGTATCTGCCCAAGTGTGTATTCTAATAGTTGAGGGTATTGCTTAACCATAGCAAAGTCTTTTACTTTAAAACTAACTAATTGCAATCTTTTGATTGCTAAGTCACGCAGTTCAAATGGCAACACTTGTGCAGACAATACTTTAGGGTATTCAACACGATGAGTATGGAATACAATGCCAAGGTCATTTAAAAAGTATTCAATCATCTTATCTAGTATTAACACATTACTAACCTGCACTGTGACAGCACCTACAATCCGACTGATGTTTGGAATAGTTTGTATCTGTTTAATATTGTTAATCAATTCTGACCAACTGGCATTACCACGGATGTATTCGTAACTATCACCCATTCCATCTATGCTTACATTAACAGCCACACTTTTAAACTTAGGCCAATATTCCCAAACTGTTCTATTGCTTTTGCCTAGCATACTTAGATTAGTAGCATACTTGATTTCAATTTGATGACCGTACGGTGCCAGCATATCTAAAATACGATAATGCTGTGGATCCATTAAGGGTTCACCGCCTGCAAATTCTACACGTCGAAAATACGGTAAGTTTTTTTCTAAACTAGCCCACCATTCTGGGTTATCCTGAAATTTGTCAAGGAATGGTTTATTTTCTAACTTATGATCTTCTACAATAGCATACATGATGTTATTTTCTTTCTTGTAGAAATCTTTAATTTCTCCCCAATCATTCCAACTAGTACTATCCATAGGATGGCACATACGACATTTAAGGTTACATAAATTATTAAGTTTGAGTTCCATAGTAGGAATTTCAAAAGGCATTGTAAAATCTTTATTCATAGATTCTACAGCACGTGGGTATAGTTTAATTCTAGCCTCGGGTATTTTTCCAGCAATATGTCGTTGCCTAAGACTTTCTACTCCTTGAGCTTCTAGACTAAAACAAGGTTCGCACTCAGGAGGTTTGTATCCATTTAGTACTTGGTAACGAATACGTTTCATATTGTCACCGTTCCATATTTCTTCAAGCGTGTTATTTTCTATGTTTCCAATAGGATGACTTCGACAACACACACAAATGGCACCGTCTTCTCTAGTAGCTAGTCCCGTAAAAGGATGCATACAAAATGTAGGAGGATTAACGTTCAGCGACATATCTTATTAATGGACTTAGTCCAACCGGTTGATTATCTTTAAGAGCAAGATAGATACTCTTTGTTGGAGTTAGTTCAAAATCTGCACATACTTTATGATAGATATCTCTGTATGTATTCCACAAATAGTCTGGGGGTAAGTTGCGTATAAAATGTAATCCTATCATAGAAGGTGCTCGTAAATTCATATTGAAATCATTCATGATAGTAATAGCATCAACATCTTTATGTTTAGTCCAGCGTAGCCCTACACGGTTCCATCCTAGCCCAAGGCCCTTGCTCAGACTTATAGCGACTGACTTAATTGCCGGATGAGATACATCAAAGTTAATTCCGCAACAGCAAGTAAACCAAGCGCCGTCCACATGTACACTAATACCCTTGTCTTCCGCTTCATCTAATATCTCCTTCATATCTACATGCACATCTCCTGTACTAGGAAAAGGCATGGCAATAATTAATGGTAAATTTTTTCGTAAATAACCCGGAATACTAAAAACAATCTCTGGATTTAATCTACTGTGATATCTGTAATCACCTTTTAATGTCTGTACCGGACCTTGCATATAGATAGTATCGATATACTGTGTGCAACCATTGGTTATGTCTACACGATTAAAATTATCAAAACCACTCAATGTATTGAGTTTGCTTTCGAACAGCCAATCAGTCATTTCTTTTTTAAAATTAGTATAAACACTGTCCGTAATATCCTTATCTATTTTTCCAGACATTACGTCTTGTATCATAGATTCGATTCGATTATCTACTAAGGGCTGTGGTCTTTCCACTTCCAGATATTTTGGATCATAGGTTGGCGCTATTTTAATTTTCATCTTTTATTTACGCAATAATAGTAGCACATAAATATTTCATGCTAATTCCTACTAATTATACAGTCGATTCAACTATATTTCAAGAGGCCTGTTCTTCATTACCCGAAGGCGGTATGAAAACGGCTATTAATCAGCCAACTGGAAAATTCTTTTACGATCCTTGGGTGTTGAAAGATGAATACAAAGGAACTGTCTGGGAAACTTTATATAATAGTTTGCCTGTTACTAAAGGCGAAGCAAGGATAATCATTTTAGATCCAGGACAAGCATATCAATGTCATGCTGATATTGACGACAGATACCATTTGAATATTCTCAGTGATGAAAGTTTTTTAATTGATTTAATACAAGAACAAATGCATCGGTTTGAACCTGATGGAATATGGTACAACATGGATGCTAGTTATCATCATACAGCAGCCAATTTTGGTAAAACTAGTAGGATACAATTAGTAGTTAGACAATTGTTAAGAACAATTAAAATCACAAATCCTATTAAAGTTACGGTAAAACCTAATTCACCAAAATTGTATCATGCCAGATATTTGTTTGATTACTATATTAGCCCTTGGCTTAATTCAGCAAATAAAAATGGATTTATAACTGATTTTGAATTTTTAGGATATGAGGCAACATTTATAATAGAACAAGATCAAATAGAAACTCTTAAAAATTATCTTCCAGAAGGCTTTGTTTTAGAGTGAATCACGCATTGTTCTTTAGCCTCACAGGCAAACGCTGGGAACGTATCTTATGGACACATCGTGTTGCTACATATTTACGTATGAATGATTGGGATGCCGAAGTTGTAGATTTTACAGCATTTTGGTCGTTGGAAGAACTACAAGAGTTAGTACGTAGTAGAACAACAGACAAAACTGTTATGTTTTGTTTTGGCACAGCATTTCTAAATCCTTGGAGTCCGTATCTTAACGAGTTCATTGATTGGCTTAAAAAAGAATATCCCACTGTGTCAGTCGTGGTAGGCGGTAACAACGCCTTAACTACTCCTGCAGAAAGTGTCGACTACTGGGTCGACAGTTATGGAGAGAACGCTGTACTAGCATTGTGTAAACATTTAGTAGGAACACTAGGCACTCCATTAATGACTGATCCTGCGTTCTTTGGCAACAAGAAGGTTATCCGAGGGTTATATCATTACCCAAGTGCTCCATTAGACAGCTACTTAGTAGATTACGAAGAACGCGATTTTATGATGCCCTGGGAATGTCCGCAAATAGAAACAGCACGTGGTTGTATGTTTAATTGTAGTTACTGTAATTTTCCATTACTCGGGCAGTCGAAGGATGTCAGCATTAGCAAAGAAGAATTTAAACAGCAATTACAGTTAGGGTACGAAAAATGGGGTATTAAGAATTGGCGTGTAATGGATGAAACATTTAATGACCGCCCGGAGAAATTAGAAAAGTATGCTGAAGCTGTAGATGAACTAGGATACAATCCTTGGATATGCGGATTTGCTCGTGGCGATTTAGTAGTAAAACATCGTGAGCATTGGGACACATATATTAGATTAGGATTCCTTGGACATAGTATGGGCGTTGAAACATTTAACCGTGATGCCGGAAAACTTGTACGTAAAGGCATGGATCCTGATAAACTACAACAAGGTCTGCTAGACTTCCAAGCATACACAGATATTCATGCTCCAAAACGTTATAGAGCAAACATACAGATGATATGCGGCATACCTGGCGAAACAACAGAGTCATGGCATGCATCATTAGATTGGCTTAACACCAATTGGCTAAGACAAAGTGCCAGCGCACACATTCTTGAAGTGCCGGATTACGATGAATCTCTTACTAATCAAAGTCGGTTTACTAAAGAACTAGTAAGCAATGGACTATTTAAATTAGAAGCAAGACCTAATCCCGGTTATGAAGTTAGCAGAGACAGTAAAGGTAACGTTAAATTTACAAGCACCACACCAAGAGGCGGCGGCGTAGGAAGTACTAGAAATGATATTGTTATTTGGAGTCATGCCGATATGGACTGGTATCAGGCACAAGGACTTGTACAAGAGTTTTATAGTGACGCAGGATTTCAAGGACTACGTGGATGCAATCCGTTCTTGTCAGATAGACTATTTGCCTACTATGAAACAAATTTATATGAAGAAATATACGATTATAAGTTAACCGACATAGACACAAGCGATCAAAAATTTAAAGATCAAGTTCAAGCCTATATTAATAAAAAATTAAATTGGAAAGCACAATGACAGACATTAGCACATGGAAATATTATCACAAATTAAACCCTACAGGAACTCCGTATCCTTCAAATTTACTATATACTCCTAGAGTTAATTCAGAACAAACTGTAATGTGTGCCGAGTATTGTGTTGATCCGGTATATAGACCCAATGAAAGCATAGAAGTAAAAGAGGAACTAGTTGGATGGTTCTTTAATAGAGATGTTAAGTTTCTAACAGACCTATCGGATCTTGCCACTACTCCTAAACTTTACGATGTAGATACTGTTAATAGAAAAATTTTTATGGAATGGAACAAGGAAACATTTAGTCAGATATTGTTCACTCCTGGTCGTAACTTAGATGAAGAAGTGCCTAATTGGAGAGAGCAGATGAAAGCGTTTTTCATATCTACTAAAGAGCGCAAGTTCTGGAAGTTGAGTCTATATCCTAATTGTTTCTTTGTTACCAAAGAAGGACAACTAAAAACTATAGACAATTATGCTGTAGTACCTTATGAGGAACGTTTTATTAAACGTGAGTTAATAGAAGGTATCATAGGTAAAGACGGTGCTTATCGTTTTAACTATTCGACTGATGAAAACGGTTTTATCGACTTCAAAAAGTTTTTTGAAATCACAGTGACTAAACACTTACAAGAAAAGTCTTGGGGCAATACAGTCTTTGCTGAAATATTCCAAGAGGTCTATAATGATTGATTGGAACCAAATCATAGCTAATCTAAAGGACGGCAAAGACATTACTGTTGATCCACGTAGCTGGAATATGAATAATCCTGAATATGCTAAAATGTTAAAATCGTGGCAGGATAATAATTTTAACACCAATAGTGTAAAATGGACCAACTACTACGATACTAAAGAAATTGAAAATGAACTTGCCAGTCGACTACATGTTACTCCTTTACGTAGTTGGATCAGTTGTGTAGAGCCTGGATACATGACTGGGTATCATTATGATATTGATGACAACGAGCAAGAGTATTTAAAACTAGGTGAAATTAAACGCTTCTCAGTTTTTATGAATGACCCTAAAGTAGGACAACTATTCATCTTAGGCAGTAACTATTTTTATAATCAAGAACAAGGAACTATAATATCTTGGCTCAATTATAGAGAATGGCATAATGGCATTAATGGTAGTCTTGCTAACAAGTATATGTTCCACTTGTTAGGTTACTAATAACTTTATCGGCAAACTGCCGATGAGATTCCACACCAGGGTGTCCATCTCTAGCACTGTCTATTATATCAAATTTTACGATATCTAAATTAAATGCTAGCTTGACTATTTCAATCATCTCATCGTCCCACGATGAAAGAATTAATTTAATATTACGAGCTCGAGCAGTCGCTATGATCCATTGTATAGAATCGACAGCCTGCGACAATAAGAACTGATCACTAAAATTGTTTACTAGATTTTTTCGAACAGATTCTAATTCATCTATATCTATAGAATATGCTGGCAATATAGACTGTAGACGATTGGAACTATCGCAATAATGAAATCTAGTAAATGGAGGAAGCATTACAACGGCGGAATCTATATCCCATACATTTACTGCGGCCGAAAATGTTAAGGCTATTCTATGACAACTTGCTCCGGGAATTCCTAGATTAAGATATTGCTGTCTACGAGCAATTATATCAGCATATATTTTATCTTCAGGCAGTCCTTGCCCAAATGCTATACTACATCCAAATGATGCTAATATACGTCGATCTTCTGAATTA